GGGCGCCATGAGCATGCCGTCGCGAGCCGTATTGATTGCGGTGTAGGGATCGGAGTTGGTAAAGTCCGACCACTGAGAGGTGCCGCTCAGCGTTGTCCGGTTGGCTGCTGGGTAGGTGTTGGCGTTGAACACCAGATCGCGCACCCGGAGTTCACGGTCCAGCGCAACCAGCTCGGCGACACCCTCGGTTGCGCGGCCCAATGGGTCGTAGCCAGGAGGCGCGGTGTTCAGATCTTCATTGGGCACCACGTCATCGAGGCCGTAGTCCTTGACGAAGCCGGGGGCCTCGGATCCGCTGAATTGCACCTCGTTGGGAACGCCTTTGCGGCCCACCATGGTTTCAGGGACCGTAAACATTTCGTCGCGATTGAACTGCAGCCACTTGAACTCGCGGCTGTTAACAGGCGTGCGAGGCAGAACCAGGTCAGCGATATAGGAGCGGTTGCTGTAGGCAAGCGCAATCGCCGTCAGCTCCTGCTGAATCGGAAAGGGAAAGTTCTGATAAGCCATGGATCAATACCTCAGAGGGTGAATCAGCCCTGGAACGATCCAGGAACAAGAAGAACGGGGCCCTTGTCGCCCACGACAGCACTTGCCAGCGCGATACCAGCGGTGCGCACGTTTGAGCCGGCGGTGGCAGTAGCCGCAATGGCGCGGCCAGTGGAGTCGCTGATCACCAGGCCGCCACGAGTAACGGTTCCGCCGAATTCGACGGTTGCAATTTCCGTGAGAACTACGTCGAGCCGCTCGCCAGATGCGCAGCCCACGTCGTCAGAGACGCAAAAAATAGAGTCGCCTGCGGCGGCACCAAGGACCACAGTTCTGTCATCGGTGCCGAACTTCAGGAAGCGGTTGGCGGGGATCGCGGCGCCAGCCACGAACGCCTTGGTTAGGCCTTGATTGCGGAGAGTCATGGCAGGGTCCTCAGGATTTGGTCAGTTCGCGCCGGGCACGCGCCACGGCATCAGTCGCCGAAAGGGTTCGACCCTCGGCGCGAGCGGCGACCTGCAGCTCCTTGGCTCGCTCGGCCATCTCCTGCGCCGTTGGTTCAGGCTTGGAGTCCTGATCCTTCGCTTCCAGTGCATCGGGCGATGGAGCGAAAGGCACCGCAGGAGGGGCCTCGACATGGCGCACGGCGGCTTGGGTGGCTCGCAAGCTGCGCTCAGCCGCCAGGACGGCTACAGCGGCCCCGGGGCCGGTGGTGCGACCATCGGCAGCAAGCTGATTGATCAGGGCGTCGTGGCCCGGCATGGACTGCTCGCGCACGGCGGCGATCCGCTGGCGTTCAGCCTCAGCGCCCTCGGCGCGCAGCACCGCCGCGGCCTCAGGATTGGAAGCCTGCCATTCAGCGGCGGCCTCTTTGGGGGTTGGAGTGGAATCCATGGAGGATCTGGCGGAGGTCGTGGCGCGCCTTGCAGTAGAGGCGCTGGATGAAAGCTGAGAGATCAACGTTTCCAGGCTAGTGATTTGATCCGCTAGGCCCGCGTCGATCGCCTGCTGGCCGATGAACATCCGCCCATCGGCCATGTCGCTCAGCACCCGCTCCACCGGCACGCCGCGATTGGCAGCAACATCAGCGACGAACAGGGCGTAGAGATAGTCCACCTGATCTTGGATCACCTGCTGCCCGGTCTCAGTGAGAGGCCCATACTGCGAAGCGGCCCGCTTGTATTTGCCGGCCACGATCTCGGTTGTCTTCACTCCCATCGCCTGCTCGCGCTGGCTCACGTCCACATGGGTGGCGACCACGCCAATGGAGCCCACCTGGGCGGTGCCGGAATCGAGTGCCACCATGTCGGTGGCGCTGCCGATCCAAACCCCAGCCGAGGCCATCAGGCCCTGCACGAAGGTGGCGCTGGGCTTCACGCCTCGCAGGGCCCGCAGCGCATCGGCGGCGGCCTGGGTGCCGGCCACCGTGCCGCCAGGGGTGTCGGCAAGCACGATGATTGACTTCACCGCCGGATCGGCCGCAGCGGTCCGCACGTCACGTACGAACAGTTCGGTACTGGTGCCACCGCTCATGTTGCTCATCAGGTTCATCCGCTGGCCCAGCACGCCATAGAGCGGTATCAGCGCGGCACCATTGCGCACCTCGTACCCCTGTGGCTCGCTTGACAGTGGTCGGCCGATTCGCGCCTCGATGGCCGCAATATCCGGCTCTTCGCCTCTCACTCGGGCGGCGTAAATCGCCTGGATCTCCTCCAGCCGAGTGGGCATGATTGCCCACGGTGAATTGAGAACGTCGAGAACAGTCATGGCTTCAGGCTAGGGAGTGGTCTGCGTTGGCTCAGGCTCGGCAGCTGGAGCAGCCGGGATCAGCGAGAGTTGCTCCGCCGTGCTCTGGCCCGGGGCGCCTCCGGGTGCCTGCCCATTGGGCAATGCGTTGGCCGGCGGCTGCAGACCATCGCGCACCCGATCGGCCGTCTCCCTGGCGTTTTGCCTGTGCTTCGTCTCCCAATCGCCACCGTCGTAGGCCACCACCTCCTCTGCCCGGGTGGTCAGACCGATCTCGATCCGCTTACCGGCGGCCATCGCCTCCTTCATTGGGTCGAGAGCACCAGGGCCATCGCCACACCAGCTGGTGCGGCACCAGGCGTTCCGAACAAACGGGTCAACAAAGAAGCCGGGGGCATTGATGATCCCCAGGCTCACCGCATCGGCCAGCCACTCTTCATAGACCGGCTGACACAGCCGCCTTGCCAGCCATGCCCGCTCAATCTGCCAGGTACGCCAGGCGTCCATCAGCGCCGCACGGCTGGCGGAGTAGCTGGCGTTGAAGGCCTTGGCCAGCACCTCTTTGGGCATCCCAAGGCCCATGCTGCAGATGTTCAGCATCGCCCCAAAGAACGGGTCGAAGTTGGGATTAGGCCGGCCAGGCGTTGGGCTTTCGATGCGCTCGCCTGGCATCAGGTTGATGGCCTTGCCGCTGTCAACCGTCCCGTCCCATTCACTGGCAGCGGCCAGCACCTTGGCGCGCTCGTCATCGGTAAGAACATCGGAAAAGGCCTCGCTGTCCATCGTCAGGAACAAGGCCATCGCCGCGCTATTCACCGCAGCGTCCACCTCTGCATCGCTGTAGCGGGTGAGTTGCTTGATTGTGGCGATGATCGGGTCAAGGATCGGCAGCCCGCGGGTCTGCCCTGGGCGCTTCATCTTCTTCAGGTGCAGCACGTTGCGTCGCCCAGACTCACCACGAATGTCGATCGCCGTCCAGCTGTTTGGTCTGCCAGGGATAATCCGGCCAGGGTGATACCTGGCGACATGAATCTTTGATGGCTCGCCGTCTTCGTCACGCTCGACGCCTTCAACCATCGTGGCCGTGTTCGCCTGGTTGTTCGGGTTTGAAACCCGGTCAGCCTCGATGACCTGCATCGCCAACCTGAACGGCCAGCCATTGCGCACCTTGCTGGTAAGCAGCACGAAAGAATCGCCGCTCACGTCATGCGAGCGCAACGCCAGATCCTGCTGCTCGTAGAAGCTGAGCTCGCCATGGCGATCGGCATAGTCCGACTCGGCCCACATTGCAAAACGGCGTTCGGTGAAGCTCTGCCAGGTGCTGGCCTCTTTGTCGCTCAAGCCCAGCTCGTCGGCATCGATCCGGCTTTGCAGGCTGAGCCCGGTGCCGACGATATGGCTTACTCTCGTCTGGATGGCGCCGGTTGCCACCGGGGCGGTGCGCTCCAGATCCCTGGAGAAGGCTCGCACGTCCGCTAGCTCGTACTGGGCCACGCCGTCGGCGTCGAGCGACTGGGGGCGCCACTGGCTGAACCGTGGCGACTGGGCCATCCGGCTGGTGCCGGTCATGCCGCCAAAGGCCACGGGCTCCATCGACAGGCGGTTGAGATCGGCCGGCAGCGGCGGGCGCTTTGCAGTGGACTTGCGTTTCGTCATCTCAGAACCGGGGGCGCATCGTGATCGATCGACCGCGGCCGGCGGCGCTGGAGCTCAAGGACTTCACCTTTTGATCCCATGTCGTGATCCCGGCGCGCACCTCGGCCAAGTCGGCAAACCGAAGTCGCCGCCCTTCGATCACGTATTCCTGCCGCTTCAGGATTGCAATCTCGGCCGCCACATAGGCGTCGAGCTGCGCTTGTGCCGTCGCGAGGGTTATGCCTGCCATGGGCTCAGGCTAGTCAGCCTGAGAACCGCCCCCCAGTAGAGAAGCGGGTGGCGGGGGCGGGGGCGCCTGGCCTGGCGCTGCCCAGCTGCGCCTCCAGCTGGTCCCACATGGTGCCCTTGGCATACCCCCGCTTGGTTAGCTCCAGCATCGCGAGGCAGTAGACCTCCATATCGAGCGGCTCGTTGCGGGCCTTTGATGGGTTCTTCCATTCATCTATTGCAAATCCTTTGGAATCAAATCTAGT